GTTACAGGTGTTGGCTCTCTTGAGACAGCAGCAGGTGACTTTTTAACCGCCACCTTAAATATCTCAATACTCACAGAATGGAGCTAGACATGACCGATTCATCAAACGCGGCTTGGCTTGAACGTATTGGTCAAGTTAAGCCAGAAGTAACAAAGCCAGCTACACCGACAAAGAAGGAAGAAGAATAAAATGGCACAATTCATCAACAACAAGGTCGGCGTTAAGCTCGGCTCATCAGACCCAGCAAACATCGACTTGAGTGCGTATTGCACTGGATTTACTTTGAACCGCGCATTTTCAGAAATTGACGTGACTGCAATGGGCGACACAGGAGTGCGCCAGATTGCTGGATTAGAAACTTCAAATCTGACTATCGAATTTATCAACGATAACGCTTCAACAGCAGTCCTTCAGACACTCAACACACTTGTAGGCACAAACGCTTATTTCAAGGTTGCTAACGATAAGTCAGCAGCAGGATCAGCAGCAAACCCATTTTTTAGTGGTCTCTGCTTGATTAACAACATTACTCCAATTAACGGAGCTGTAGGCGATCTCAGCACACAGTCTGTTACATTTAACGTATCAGGTGCAATCACAAAGACTGAAACTGGTACTTTCTAACATCTAATCAAAGGGGCTACAAATGGCAAAATTAAAGGTAACAAGGGCTGATGGTCAGGTACAAGAGTTTGAAATAACTCCTGTGATTGAATATGCCTTTGAACAAAGCCGCAACAAGGGATTCCATAAAGCACTTATGGAAGACCAGAAGCAGAGTGACGTATATTTCCTTGTTTGGGAATGTATTAAACGCTCTGGAGAAACAGTTGTACCTTTTGGGGAAAAGTTTTTAGAAACTCTTAAGTCTGTTGAGGTTCTAGAATCTGACCCTTTGGAATAATGGATCGGAACTCCGTAACATACCTAGCAACTCGCTTGAGTTATGAGTACGGAGTTCCCTTCCAGTCCATTATAGATTTACCGCCCATGGCATTTAAGGCTCACATAGAAGTATTGACAGACTTAGGGAAGGAAAGACGTAATGGCAGTAAAAATAGAAATACGCGGTAACGCTGACTTTCGCCGAGCATTGCGTCGCTTTACTCCAGACCTTGAAAAAGAATTGAAGAAAGAACTTGCTGCTGCCTTGCGTCCAGTTGTTAAGCAAGCAAGAGGATTCGTGCCACAGGATTCTCCTATGAGCGGCTGGGCTGGGCGCTCCTTTAGTGAAGGCAAGTTCCCTACTTACAATGCTGCAACAATTATTAAGGGTATTACTTACAAGACAACACCTAGCGCAATCAACGAAAACGGATTTACTTCCATGGCTAGTATCCAGAACAGAAGCCGAGTTGGCGCAATCTACGAAAGCGCTGGTCGTAATGGAGATCAAGGTCAGCCTTGGGTTGGCGCTAAAACTGGCAGCAAGAGCAATAAGGTCAGCAAGTCCACAAATCGAGGTGCTGGCGCTCAGTTCATTAAGAACTTGCCACCTCTTACCTCAAGCCTAAAAGGTCGAGGACGTTTGATTTATCGAGCTTGGGCTAGTAGTCAAGGCAAAGCAGAAGGCGCTGCGTTAAAGGCAATCGACACAGCAATCAACAAGTTTGAAGCTGCACAATCTAAGGGCGCATTGAAGGCGGCTGCATAATGACATTCAGAGAAGAAATTTTACTTGCTTCAAAAGCCGATACCCGTGGATTTAAGGTAACTGAATCTGCTGCTGCAAAACTTAACAAGCGCATTAAGAGCTTGGCTATTACTTTTGGCGTTGCTTTTAGCGTTAAGAAAGTTCTCAATTTTGGTGCAGCCGCTTCAAAGGCTTTTATTCAAGACCAGAAAGAAGCCAACCGTTTAAGCATTGCTGTTAAGAACCTTGGCTTAGAACTATCTAACCCTGCCATCAGTTCTTACATAGACAAACTTTCTAAGGCTTCTGGAATCACAGACGGAGAACTCCGTCCAGCGTTTCAAGCCCTATTAACCACGACAGGATCAGTCACAAAGAGCCAAGAGATATTGGCACAAGCGATTGACGTATCTGCTGGCAGTGGCATCGAACTTGCCCAAGTCTCACAGGATTTAGCAAATGCCTATATTGGTAAAACTAAAGCCCTTACAAAGTACAACTTAGGTTTATCAGCAACAGAACTCAAGACAATCAAGTTCACAGATTTACAGAAAAAACTTAATGAACAATACGCTGGCGCTAACGCTGCATACTTAAATACCTACGCTGGAAAGATGCAAGCCCTCGGCGTAGCGGCAGGAGAAGCCTCTGAGACCATTGGTGGGGCTTTAATTGACTCCCTTATGAGTCTTAGTGGATCAGCGACAATAGCCGACTTGATTGGTCAGATTGACACCTTGGCTGAAAAGACAGCAGGTTGGATTGACTCGTTCACAGAAGGCGTGTTGGAAGTTCAAGCCATTGCTAAAGCTGCAAACGGCATGGGGATTTTAGGCTTAGTCATTAACAGAGATCAACTAGCTCGCGATATTCAAGCGGCACAGGTTGATGCGTACAATAAAAAACTACGCAGAAACAAAGATAAGGCTTTTGCTGGAATCAAAACTCCTGACCAAATTGCTGCCGAAAAGAAAGCACAAGCAGATGCCGCTAAACGAGCAAAAGCAATCGCTGATGCTACAACCAAAAATACGGCAGAACTCAAAAAGCAAGCAGCTCTCAAAAAGGCTGGCACGGTCTTTGATAAAGAACAGATTGACCTTATTGCTGCCCTTAAGGGTAAGTTGTCAGAAGATGATAAATTGCGCGCTGAGGCTCAATTAGCCCTTCTTAACGATAACGATGTTCTTGCCACAAAGCTCACAAAACAGATTCTCATGGCTCAGGATTCGACAGGCAAGCTCTACCAATATTTTGTAAGCATTGGCGATACAAAGATTAAAAATCCTTTTGAATTTTTAGACCAATGGATTATGGACTTCCAGAAGAAATTAAATTCTTTGAATATCCCAGACCTTTCTAAAGCAAGCACCTACGCAGGTGGCATGGATCCAGCCTTGGCTGCTATCGGCGTTATTGCAGGTTATGGTGCAGGTACTCCAATGACCGTAGCCAACCAATCTCCTAACAATGTACTTAATGGATTAGCAGGAATGCAATCAACATCTGGCTTTGTTTCTACCCAAGACTTAACTGGCACTAGCGTAAAAGTCTATGTTTCAGGCAGTGTTGTTACAGATGAAGAACTTGTTGATGCAATTCAAAAGGGTCTGCGATCTAACAGCCTTTCAGGTTCACCATCTCAAATTGGTAGAATCGCAGGTATGTTCAGTTAATGGCACTCCCAGCGCAGATAGCCGTTTCCTTTGACTTTACTAACGGCGCAACCTTTGGCTATGACGGCTTCGTTATTGGCGATGCTAAATACGGAATCTTAGGCACTTCGACCCTTGGCACTTCAAGTTCTCCAGAGCCTACTGTTGATTTAACTCCAAACGTCTATCAGATAAATATCATGCGTGGACGCAGTATCCAGCGCGACCAGTATGAGGCAGGTACTTGTACTGTGCGTGTTCTTGATCCTCTATCTTACTTTTCGCCTCAGAACACAGCCTCACCGTATTTTGGAAAACTTGTACCGCTTCGTAAGTTGCGTGTCTCTGCAACCACTAGCACCACACAGAAATACTTGTTCAGTGGTTATGTAACCGACTACAAGTATTCGTACCCTACAGGGCAGGAGACAGGTTACGTTGATATTGTCTGCTCTGATGCCTTTAGACTTTTCAACCTTGCCAATATCACTACTGTTACAGACTCAGGAGCAGGGCAGACAACTGGTACTCGTATTGGCAAGATACTAGATCAAGTCTCATTTCCTTCTTCCATGCGTACCATTGCGGCAGGAGCAAACACTTGCGTCGCTGATCCTGCAACTTCTCGTACAAGCCTTGCAGCCATCAAGAATGCAGAGTTCTCTGAGACAGGCGCGTTCTATATGGACGGCTCAGGCACAGCCGTATTTAAGTCCAGAGCACAGGTTATGGCTTCACTTGCTGCTACACCAACAGCCTTTAACCAAACAGGTGGCATACCGTACAAGAATCTTAAATTCAGTTTTGACGATAAACTCATTATTAACCAAGCCAATCTCACCCGTGTTGGTGGGACTACGCAGGTGGCTACCAACCAGACCTCGATTGACAAATACTTTCCTCACTCAGTCACACAGGCAGACCTTGTAGCTGAGACAGATACCATCGTCTCAAACATAGCCAAAGAATATGTCGCCACAAGGCAAGAGACCACAATCAGAATCGACGAGCTTCAATGCGACTTGCTTGATCCAAACGTACCAACCGACACAATGATTGGTCTAGATTATTTCAGCAATCTACTCATAACTAACATTCAGCCAGATGGCTCAACCATCGTAAAGAATCTGCAATACCAAGGCATTAACTGGTCAATCACGCCTAACAAGATGACCTGCACAATCACCACCCTTGAAAGTATCGCCGATTCTTTCATCGTTGGAAGCTCGTATTACGGTATAATCGGCACTAATACATTGGGTTACTAGGAGATATAAATGGGAATTTCAGGCTTTCCGACAGCAACAGGTGACGTGCTAACTAGCACCACGGTCAATGCTTTGACTGCGTTCGGGGTCAATTCAGACGCAACGGCAGACTACACAGCAGTCCTAGCGGATCAGTACCAAGCTCTAATCCCGATGAACAAGGCAACAGCTATTGCCTTCAAGATTCCTACCAATGCCTCTGTAGCGTTCCCAATAGGCACAGCCATCACAATTCTAAACAAGGGCGCAGGTACTTGCACTATCTCTGCAACCACCTCTGGCACAACCACAGTCCTCTCAGCAGGTGCAGTAGCAGCTTCTCCAACCTTGGCTCAATACAAGACAGCCGTCTGCATCAAGACTGCAACAGACACTTGGTACGTGGTGGGCGCGATTGCTTAACGTAATCTCTGGGCTTCATGCGGGTGGTGTTCCAGCTAAACCTGAAGTAACTGGTGGAACTTTGACATCAGATGCCACTTATAATTACAGAACTTTTACATCAACTGCTGACTTTGTTTTACTGTATCAAAATTTAACCGTTGATTTAGTTGTTGTCGCAGGTGGTTCAGGTGGCGGGCATGGTGGTGGAGCAGCAGGCGGTTACCTAACTTTTACATCGCAAACTTTAACTCCTGCAACTTATACCTGCACGGTTGGGGCGGGAAGTGCTGGTACAAGTACGGTGCAATCGAGCAATGGTAACGATTCACAATTTGGATCATTAACACTCGTAAAAGGTGGCGGTGGCGCAGGAGTCGGTGGCAGTTATACTCCACCTAGAAATGACGGCAAGACAGGTGGTTCAGGCGGTGGCGGTGCGCCTAATGGTGCAGATGTAGGCGATGGCGGCACACCAACTTCAGGTCAAGGTTCGGCTGGTGGTAATTCAGGCACAGGTGGTGGAAGCTATCCTGGCGGTGGCGGTGGCGGTGCTACG